TGTTATAAAGAACGATCTTAGTGCCGGCACTTCTTGTTGTAAATGCAGGAGCAGCAACACCAGTTGTACCAAAGTTTATCCAATTGTTTGTTGCTCCACTAAATGTTAACTGAGCAGAACTGGTTGATCCAGAACCATTTAAAGTTAAACCAGATGCTGTAACAGATCCAGCACTAAAGTTGCCCGAACCGTCTCTTCTAACAATTCTATTTGCAGTATTTGCAGTATCAGTAACATACCCCTCTAACTGAGAAGCATTTAGGTTAGTAACCTGTGTTGTTGAGCTAACAACTAGTGGAGCAGTTCCTGTGGAAACTGTAGACACAAACTGAGATGCTGTTGATATGCCAGAATAATTTGAGTTTGTTCCACTAACTGCAGTTATTATACCAACGTTGGCATATGCATTATTTGTATAAACATTGGTAAAGTTTCCATTAGTAAATGTTGCTCCAACACCAGTAGCATTTCCTGATAAAGTTGCAGTTACTGTTCTTGCAGCAAAATCTCCATTAGAGTCTCTTCTAACAATTCTATTTGCTGTATTTGCAGTATCTGTCACGTATCCTTCAAGATATGAAGCATTCAGATTTGTAACTTGTGTAGTTGAAGTTACTGTAAGTGGAGCAGTTCCCGATGCTATATTAGAAATTAATCTTGTACCTTCAACAGTTCCAGTTATCGTGAGATTGCTGGAATTGTCTAGTGTCATTGCTACGGAACCACCAGATCCTGGATCATTCTGACTATCACTATGCGATCCGCCACGATGCCAAGAGAATCTAGAAGCAGATCTAAAGTATAATGTACTGCTTTGTACACCCAATCCATAATCGGTGCTCCAAAGATTAAGCATCTGTCTAGTGGCAGATCCAAACGACAATGATGCAGGATTAGATATGGTAACGTTGTCAGTAAATGCTCCTGTAGTTCCAGTGATATCAGCAGCAACTAATCCTCCAGTTGCATTTCTTAGTGCAATAGTATTTGAAGTTGCTGATGCCGAAGAAGAATACCCATTAAGATATTGTGTATTTAAATTTGTAACCTGTGTTGTTGAGCTAACAACTAATGGGGCAGTTCCAGTAGAAACTGTGGAATGTATAGTTGTTGCTGATATTGAACCACCAATAGAAACGTTTCCAGAAGAATCTAATGTAAGTCTGTTTGTTCCAACAGAGTTTCTTGCAATTAAGTTGCTAGTAAACTGTAAGTATAGGTTATTTGAAGAATACTGAATTTTTGCTGCCTTTTCACCTGTCCAAGTTCCTGATGTAAATATAATATCTTTGTTTGCAGGAACTGCAAAAGACGCAGTTACGGTTCCACCAATTGAAGGATTCGTTGTTAATTCATATGCAGAACCATTTCCAACAAGAATTGCGCCGTCTGATGGAAGAGCTGATAATCCAGTTCCACCCTTTGTGATAGGAATATTTCCAACTAAATTGTTCGTGTCGAGATAATATGATCCAGATTGTCCACCTAAAGTTGCAGCATCAACATCACCCGTTGCAGAATTTTTAATAGAAACTTGTCCGTCGTCACCTATACTGAAAGTTGAAGTTTTAAACTTAGATACACCAAGAGTTGAGAAACTATCTAGAGTTTGCTCTACTCTGTTTAGTTTCAAATTTAAATCTCCATAGTGTGTTGTAACTCCAGAAGCGGATTCAAAACTAGAACCAACAATGGTTACTGGTTCGGTCGTTGCAATTCCTACGGATTTTACTACTTTTCTGTAACTAGAGTCTCCGGACAAGAATGTATCTGAGTTTGCACTTCCACTACCCAATCTTGTTGGTGAGATTGTACCACTGGTTATGTTTGCAGCGTCAATACTACCCGATGCCAGAATACTCCAGTTATTTGGATCAGCAGAAGAAGTATTTACGGTTGACTCATATGCAACATTTTGTTTTGTGAATGTTACAAATCCAGAAGAAGGAACTGCAGTAATATTAACTGGATTATAAAGAAGTCCATTAATCGATACTAAAGATGCTGCTTGTGTTGTATGTAGTGTAAATGAGTTGGTTGTTGCAGATCCGACAAAGTAGAAACTATTTGTATTGATTCCTGTTGGGGTTGCACCACTAGCTCTTACTGCATCACCAACACTAAACCCATGATTTACAAATACTATCTGATCAGTATCAACATTGACTCCTCTTCTCGTTAGGGAATGAGTTCCTGTTCCGCTAGTAGCTAGGTCTTTCTTAGTAGAAAGTGCATAAGTTGTATAAAGTTCAACAGAACTGATTCCAACCTTTTTGACATAATATGTCGTACCATTAATCAGATCTCCTAAAAGATTTCCACCTCCTGTAGAATAAACAACTGGATCTCCATCGGCAAAACTTGTAACACCAACAATAATCCTGTCATTTGCAAAGTCTATATCGCCACCAGTAGAAAAATCGGTTGGATCAAATGTCACTGAATAATTTGCTGCTACATAATCTGTAATTAAATTCGAACCTGGGAATTTCTGATTATTTGTTAACTTCAAATAAAGTCTAGTTTCTACAGTATTGACAGAAACTGTAAAATCAGATCCACCACTTCTACCACCAATTAAAACCGGATTATTTACAGTTAGACTATCTCCCTGAACATATCCTCTTCCACCATAATCAATATCGACACTTGTGACAGTTCCTCCACCACCAACTGTAATCGTCGCTCTTGCACTTGTTCCAATTCCAGTAATACTATTCAGTGTTACGCCAGTATAAATTCCTGGATTTGTATATCCAGATCCTCCAACCAAACTGGTTGTTGTTAACAACACACCTTTAACAAGTCCAGTTGTTCCATATCCAACCGAAGTTGGTGTGGTAACAATACCAATGGCACCACCCGCAGATGTTGTACTCGTAACTATATCTCCATTTTGGAAGTTATAATTTCTTGTGTTGTTATTTAAAATTAAATACTGACCATATACGTCGGATATGAGAACATATCCACTATCGGGTTCAATTACAGTATCACCATTTGCCAAATTAATTGCTGGAATTTGATCAACTAAAGTAGTTCTTCCGCCAGAAACATTTGCCCTATAGTAGTTAACAACCTTAGGTGGTATAAGATCCGGATTAATTTGACCAATAGAATTTAGTTGAACAATAGAACTTGGGACAGCATTAGTTGAAACTGACTTATCGATAAAGTCGCCAAGTCTATTGTTCAGGAAAGAACGAACTGCTTTTTGTGTTGAAACACGACTGTCTAATGGACCTCCAATTTCATTATCTCCCAGTCCCACATCTGTAGAGAATTCTTCAATAGCAACGCCACCAGAAAGACTTAATCTAAGAGAATCTAACTGACCAATAGAGACTTTATTATTGAATACAATATTTCCAGTTCTGTTATATGCAACAATAAACTGACCAATCTTAAAGTCTCCGAGTTCATTTGTTCCTGAAGTATAAACTCTTCCTCCAAGAGAATAAACTTGCTCAGATGCTGGATCTGTTTTGCCACCATTTTGTGGTAATGCATTATAATCAATTCCTGATCCCGAAAATTCCCAGGTGTGAGAAGAAGAGTTGACAATAGAGGGTCTATGGAAATGAATTTTATAATCTTCTACAAGGTTTGCAATATTCAATATTTGATTCCCTGTTTCTGTAGAATCGACCTTAAATTCTATGGTGCAGAATGTAGTTATTCCCGTTACTGAGGTTATTGCAATTGATACTGGAGATCCACTATGATCTAAAATAGTAGAATTGGTTCCAATTCCAGTAACACCAAAATTATTTCTTATTCCTCCAACCTTTTCAACAGAAACTATCAGTTCTCTTGAAGAACTATTGTAGGTATATGCATATCCTACTGCTGTTCCACCATTAACAGACTGAGTTACTTGTCTTCCTGGAACAAAATTTAAAGTGCTCGATGTAGAAGCAATACCAATTCTTTGATATGATCTATGTGTGTCAATTGTTTCATAATTAAAGAATTCTTGATTTCCTTTTTGGAAAGTATTAATACCTGTTGTGACAGAAGTTAAATCTACTAACCTTGTTAAGCTCTCGTCTTCACATAGTTGGAAGTTATCAATATCAACAAACCTTACATAGTATTCGTTTTGGTTTGTGAGTCCACCAATTACTTGAGCAGGTATTACACCTTCATGTCCTAGATATACTACTTTATCTCCTTGCGTAAATCCATGACTTGCAATACCTATAGTATCTGTTGTTGTGTTAACACCAACTGCAATATTAACAGTTTTTGAGACTACTGCTTGTTTAAATGCGGATGTTTGATCTATATTATTTCCGTCAAAGAATCTTAGAACATAAAGTTCTTGATCTGTTCTTCCTAAACCAATAACTTTCAAGGTCTGAAGACCACCACTTGTACCTGTTGCAGCAGCTATACCTCTATCAAACACATAGGATCTTTGATTGAATCCTGTTGATTTGAGGGCATAATATCCAAAGTTAGTCGCAGAGTTTGTGATTGACAAGTATCCACCAGACTGAGCTAGTGATCCATAACGACAGAAGATTTGGAAGCAAGAAACAACCTGAGAATATCCATCATTAATAACACGCCAACCAATTCCACCAAACGAAACCATGGTAAATGCATTAGCAACCATGGACTTACCAAATTCTGGTTGTGGACCAATTACAGGATTTTCAGCTTCTTCAGGTATAATTGCTGTATTTGGAGTTAATACTTTAGATCCATCAACTAAAATACCATTTCCACCTAAGAATGATAAGATAGAGCAGTTTTGGATGTATGGAGATCTTGTAATAATTGGTTTTGTTGTTTTGACTGCGTATCCAGTTCTTGAAGCAGTTGAGTCTGCAGGATCGTCAAATGCAACAGCATAATCAAAAGTATATTGTGGAATACCAGCGGCATCCACATAATCTTTCATTGCGAATCCTGTCACATAGCAACCATTTCTAACTCTAAATAAATCTTTTCCGGCATTTAATGGTCGTATAATAGTATTTCTTAAGTTGTCTCCAACAACTGCTACGTCTTCATAAAGAAGAATTGGGTTGTCCTCTACATACTCTCCAGCTTCAACAAAAATGCATACTGGATTTGATTTTACCGTAGGTAAAGTAACAGAAGGAGCAGCTGTTGTTCCAATACCAATAATGCTAGTAACAATACCAACATAAGATCCAATTGCACTCCAAACATCTGCACAACAATTTTCACTATATGCATTTGGATTGCATGAATCATCATATGCAAGAGTTAAATCAAATGATTGGGATATTGTATTTTGATAAGTTGTTGGTATTCCAACATTATTAATGATATATTTTGAAATGTCGATAATATAGCGATATGCCGCCACTGTTTCTGTTGTTTCTCCAGCAACATAACTAGTTCCAGCATTCCAATATGCTAAACCTGCCTGAACGGTCTTTGAATTACCTCCATATGATAGGTCATAAACTATTGCGTCTACAATATATCCAATATCTCTTTTGCAAGTAGTTTCATCATATTGTGGATCTGTAAGAAGAGCTGGGTATGTAGTTGTTGTGAACCCAATAACCTCTGCTTTAATGAATTCTTTATTTGCCTCAAGTAAATTTGCAGCATCTAAATATCTTCCGCCAGGTAATACAAATGACTCAAACGATGCTAATTGTGCCGCTCTCTTGAGTGTAGCAACTGGAGCTGCTTTACCGTCGTTTGCATCATTACCGTTTGCAGTCGAAACATAAATTCTATTTTCATAAAGACCAGTATTTTCAAATGATAATCTTCCTCCAGGATTTAGTGTTAAAACTTGTCCAGGAATTCCTAAGTTTGGAGGCAGAGTTAATGTGTATGATTGTGAATTAGTTGCTGCAGATCCAACAAATCTATAAGTATTAATTCCACTTGTTTGAGTGTTAATTCCAATAAATTTTAAGTCATTGTTTAAGATTAAATTGTCGTAAGTTGCTTGTATACCACTTAATGTTGTTATAATTCCAGAATTTGCATTAAATGTTGATACACCACTTAAAACGTTTGAAATGCCATTTATTGTTACTGATCCTGATCCAACTGTTAAGACTCCACTTATTCTAGCATCTCCAGTAACAATTAAAGTTGTATTGCCAAATCCAACTTTAACGTTACCAATTGTGCCCACTCCAGAATAATTTAAGTCTGTTCCAGATATGGTTTGAATTTGTGCGGTTGTAATTATTCCTGTGACAGAATTAATAATTGTTGCCGTAGCAATTCCAGAATAATTTAAATTAGTGCCACTTAAATTTGTTATTGTACCTACACCAGAATAGTTGATATTTGTACCATTCAGGTTTGTTAGTGTTGATATTCCAGAGTAATTAATATCAGTTCCCCTTAGAGCCTGTATATTAGCGTCTGTTGCGTTGAAATTGATTATAGTACCAACACCAATATACTCTAAATTAGTACCTGAAATTTCGGTAATTAGACCAACATTAGAAAATGTGTTATCATAATATAAAGTATTTCCTCTCAAACTACTAATACTTGCAACTCCAGATAGTGTGAAGTCTGTAGCAAACAATTCATTGACCGTTGAAATTCCAGAATAGTTTAAATTTGTACCATTTAGATTTTGGATACTTCCATTTCCAGAATAGTCAATATTCGTTCCATACAAGGAATCTATAGTTCCGATACCAGTGTACTTAACATTTGTTCCTAATAGAGTTGAAACAGTTCCTACACCAGAATAATTTAAGTTGGTTCCCCTCACATATGCAATATTTGAATCATCGGAATTTAAATTGGAAATCGTTCCAATTCCGGAGTAACTAATGTTAGTACCTGTTAGGTTTGGAATAGTTCCAAATCCAGAAACATTAATATCTGACGAATTTAATGTTGTAAATGTTCCAACACCAGAATAGTTAATATCTGTACCGGATATGCTAGAAATTGTACCTATACCAGAATAATTTAAGTTAGTCCCAATTATATTTGCAATAGATCCAATTCCAGCATATTCTAAATTTGTACCTTTAAGTTCTGGAATAGTTCCAATTCCAGAGGAATTTAAATTTATTGTCGTTACGTCGTCAAAGGATCCTTCTAAAAATGTTGCAGTATCTCCATCTAATGTGGTTACTGTTCCACTAGAATAATTTAAAGTACTTCCGCTAATGTCAGAAATATTTGCTGTGGTACTGTTAAGAGTTGCAATAGTACCAATACCAGAATAATTTATGTTAGTTCCTTCTAAGTATTGGAGTGTGCTTATTCCAGAATAATTGATATTGGTACCAGATAAGGTATCGATTGTTCCAATTCCAGAATAGTTTAGATTTGTTCCTCTTAAAGTATCTAGTGAAGAAATGCCAACATTTTCAATATCAGTTGTTTTTAATTGAGATATTGTACCAACACCAGAATAATTTAAATTTGTACCATTTATCGTTGCAAAACTACTTATTCCACTGTAGTTTATGTTAGTGCCATTTAAATCTGCGACAGTACCAACACCAGAATAATTTAGATTTGTTCCATTTAAATATGCTAATGTGCTTACTCCAACATACTCTATGTCAGATCCTTTAAGATTTGATACTGTACTTAATCCAGTATAATTTAATGTTGATCCTTCAAGTGTAGAAATTGTTGCAATTCCACTTATTACAATATCTGTCGAAGCAACAGATGTAAAGTTTGCATTATTATAGGTTATTTGATCTCCACTAAGAGTTGGTATATCTGCGCTTGCAAATGTCGCTATTCCACTGTAGTTTATATCTACACCATTTAGTGAGGATATTGTTCCTATACCAGTATAAGATAGATTAGATCCTCTTAAATCTGATAATGTGCTTACCCCAGAATAATACAAATCTGTACCTATTAATCTGGATATTGTTCCTACACCAGAGTAATTTAGGTTCTCTCCAATTAACGTTGTAACACTTCCAACACCAGAATAATTGATATTTGTACCAGATAAGGTATCAATTGTTCCAATTCCAGAATAGTTTAGATTTTCTCCAGTTAGAGTATTAATTGTGGAAATACCTGAATAATTTAGGTTTTGTCCATTTATTTTACCAATATATCCATCTGAATATGACAATCCTATGCCACTTATTGTTGTAATTATACCAACACCAAAATTACCAATAGATGCATAAATATCCGAACTAAGTCCAACGGAAGTTGCATTTATACTTCCAAAAGTTCCAACTCCACTATAGGTTAAAAACGTTCCTGAAATATTGGTAACTACACCAACAGCGGACCTTAGATTTTGTAAAGTAGAAATACCAGAATAATTTGCATTTACTCCAGTTAAGTTTGTAATAATTCCTACGTTATATTCTAATCCTGATCCAGATAAAGAAGTTATAATTCCGACCGAATAATTTAATTCATATCCTTGTAAGGTATTTGCAATACCAACACCATATGTTAAAGTATCTACAGAAAGAGTACCAATAGTACCAACACCAGTAGCAACAATATTTGTCGATTGTACTGAAGTTGTTTCAACTAAATTTGTGAGTACAGTATTTGCAGCAAGAGCTGATGGGTCCAAATAACTGCTACCAGTTTTATATGTTGTATTGGTAATGGTTATACCAGAACCAATTCTTATCTCTCCACCATCTCCGTCAAGAGTAACTGTATTCCCAGAACCAAAAGTCGCTATTCCAGAAACCTTTGCTGTACCAAAAACTTCTAAATCAGAAGAAGCATTATTGGTTTTTATACCAACCCTACCAATAGTTGTAATTACAGTGTTATTCTCTGTAAAAGAACTTACACCAACATTTAACTGAGATTTTCTTCCGCTTAGAAATTTGTCCATTTTTTATATAAAGTCCTACTTTAATAATAGTTTGTTAATTATTAGTTGAGTGTTTCTAAAACACTTGCTATAAATTTTAAATTTCCTGTGGATCCTACACCTGTTATATTTAACTTATCTCCGGATTCAAGTACTAGTTTTCCGGATATTAAATTTGCAGAATCATTTGAAGGAATTGCAAAATCCTTTACAATCTCAGTTGTTACTGCAGTTCCTGAAACAGATCTTTCGTGCGAAAATGTGATCGTATGTGATTCGGTGTCAACATTTGCAACCTGTGCAAGAAGAACAACACCAGAGTATCCTACAGGTGCAGTATATATCCCAACTTTATTTGGAGTAACTGCGTGTGTTACTGTTTTGAATACGTTTAAAGCTAATGCCATTTTTTATCCTCCTAGTGCTAAAATAAATGGAGTCATTGTAGTAAATAAACTCTTTGAATAGAAGTTTCCTGATATTGTTCCGGTTTGTTGATTTACCGTAACCCCATCACCTATTCTAAAGTTTCCAGACTGATCAGTAGACGTGTATACAACTAATCCACCATTTCTCGCATCTGTTTCATTTTCTTGTATTGGTATTCCTCCTGCTGAAGGAAGAGCACTAGAAATTGTTATGCCAGAACCTACATATTCAAATGAGTGACCAGAAGCCAATATTCTACTTTGTTTAAAGAATGGGACTGTTGATCCAACACCAACAGAATATGGAACATTATCACTTAATGTAATTGTCGAAATTCCTGAAGAAATTGGCGTGGAACTTTCGATCACATAATACGTCGGTAATATAGATGCAATTGCTGTTGCGGTATTGATCCCAACATCTGGTGAAGATATTGTTATCGTTGGAACAGATTCATATCCTCTGCCACTGGAGACGACTTGAATATTAATAACACTACCATTATCAATTTCTGCTACTGCCTGTGCTTGTATTCCCCAAGAAGTTGATGGTGGAGAAATTGTTACTGTTGGTGCAGAAGTATAACCTGTACCACCTGCCGAAACAGTAACTTTTTCGACGGTACTGTACAATTTATCGAAATAAACTACTTGACCATCATATGGTCTCGTATTACTAAGTCCTGAAATAACAAATTCATTGCTGTTTGCGGATGCATATGAAGTTACAATACCAGTAAATTGAGTAGAACTTACTCCATCTGCAACCAATGCATAGTTCCCAAACGAAGAGTTTGAGTTTGTCAGATCACATGCTCCACCCGATCCACAATAGACTGCAATATCGTTACAAATAGTGAATAGAGAAACTAATTGTGCATAACCACTGTTAGTAATAGAGACACCTATTCCACCTTGATTGTACTGAGTATAGCTATCAAGGACCATTGATTTTAAATTGCCACTTGCATGATTTCCATCAATTTTCATTCCAATGCTATTTGGAATGAAATTAGTACAATTTTGAATATATGGTGATTGTGTAATTGTTCCTGCACCTACTGGATTAAATGCAAATATTGCTTTTCCAGAATTTAGAGTGCCTGTATAAGACATCTCTGCAACATAGTTTCCATTTGTCACATAAAATAAATCAGAAGTTGCATTTTGTGGAGATACTGATACTTCTCTTAAACTATCTCCAATTATTGATACTTGTTCTGGAATTGAAAGAGGGTTATTCTCTAGATAAGATCCAGCACTAACTTTAATAACTGTTCCTGTTGTTGCTGCTGTGAGTGCTGCTCCGATTGTTCTTTTCGCGTCTCCAAGTTTTTTTCCTGTGTTTGTATCGCTTCCGTCTTGTGTGACATAAAGAATATTAGTAACTGTTGCTCCAGCACCAAGTCTTACAATATCGGTGCCAATTCCTGTTCTTTCTCTGCGGGCATATAACTCTGCATCATATGTATTAAGTCCAAGTTCTCCCAAAGGCAAATCACTTATCTGCGGTGATTTACCGGGAACTGCGGATCTTTTAATTCTAATTATAGGGGATGCCATTTAATGCAAATCGGTATATACCTCAAAGTTCAGTATAAATGAACTTTTATATATTTATCAATAATCTTCAGTCTGCTGAGAATCTTCAATTAAAGATTTTAAAGCCCTATTTTCTTCCGTTATACTTTCTATAATAGTTTTTAATTGATTTATCTGTGCCTCTAAAACAACGTTTTTAGTCAAAAGTTCAAAAGTTTTTTGTTGATAAACATTAATAACTTCTTTCAGGTCATTTTCATTCATATTAGTAAGTTCCGCAGTCAACTGTAATATTTTCTAATAATCTTTCTGTGCCTGAACAATTTATTATTGCTGATTGTCCAGCACAATCATTAATCCATATAGTAGAAACCTCTATTGGTGCATAGGAGGAAACTGTTATTTGTGGACTTGTTGTTCCAACTCCAACACTTTCTGATATTTGAGATCCAAATTTAAATCTAGAATCTGTTTGTTCCCAAATAAATGCTGACTTTTTAGATGAAGTTTGATAATAGTTGAATAAAATCCCCAAATCCCAAGTAGTAGTTGTGGATGGAGCAGATCCATCAACTACCCCAAGTTCAATTGTGCGGTCCTCTACTGTGATTGATGTTGTATTTACTTGAGTAGTTGAACCATTAACGTATAGATTTCCACTAACAGTAAGGTCTGAAGTGGTTTGTACATTTCCTGTAGAATTGGATATGCTAATTGCAGAAGTTCCATCACTGGCTTTTAGATATTGAGATCTTACCTCTCCAAAGGTGCCTATTCCACTATAAGATATATTTGTTCCAGATAGATTAGTTACAACTCCTACAGTACTGAATAGATTTTGAACCGTTGCAATTCCACTTACATTTAAATTTGTTGCAGTTGCATTTGTAATGGTTGAATTTGTATAATTTAAAGTCGTTCCACTTAAGTTGGTTGCTGTAGAAACTCCAGTATAATTTAAATTGGTTCCTCTTAGTGATGTAATATCTGCAACTGTATAATTTAAAGTCGTTCCACTTAAGTTAGTTGCAGTAGAAATTCCGGAATAATTTAAATTAGTTCCTCTTAGTGATGTAATATCTGCAACTGTATAATTTAAAGTAGTCCCAGTTAGAGTTTCTATTGTCCCAATTCCAGAATAATTTAGATTAGATCCTCTAATATTTGAAATCGTACTTACGCCAGTGTATAGTAAATTGTCTCCAGTTGCGGCATAAATGTTTCCTAAGTCAAAATTTAAAGTTGTACCATTTAGTGTAGAAATTGTACCTACACCAATAAAACTGTAATTAGTTCCTCTTAATGTAGTTACAATACCAATATTGGAATATAGATTAACAAAGTCTGCTGTTGTTCCATCAATAGTTGGTAAAGTTGCTATTCCCGAATAATTTAAATTAGTACCAGTTAATGTTGTTATGATTCCAACATTAGAATAGACAGTTGTAAAATCGGCAGTTGTACCATCAATAGTTGGTAAAGTTGCTATTCCTGAATAATTTAAATTAGTACCTACCAAGTTTGCTACAGTTCCTACACCAGAATAATTTAAATTGGTACCTACCAAGTTTGATACAGTTCCTACACCAGAATAATTTAAATTGGTACCAGTTAATGTAGTTACAATTCCAACGTTAGAGTAAACAGTCGTAAAGTCTGCTGTTGTACCATCAATAGTTGGTAAAGTTGCTATTCCAGAATAATTTAAATTAGTACCAGTAAGATAAAGTTGCTATTCCAGAATAATTTAAATTAGTACCAGTAAGAGTTGTGACTGTAGTAATTCCAGAAACATTCAGATTTGTAATATTTGAATTTGTGTAAGTAGCTGTAGTTCCTGATATTGTAGTAACCACACCAGTAACAATATTACCGGTTGTAAAATTGCCTGTATTATAGGTCGCCGTGGTGCCAGATAAAGTTGTAACTACACCAGTAACAATATTGCCTGTAGTGGCATTTAATGTGGTTAGATTGCCGGTATTATAGTTTGCGGTAGTTCCTGATATTGTGGTAACTACGCCAGTGACAATATTACCTGTAGTGGCATTTAGTGTAGTTAGATTGCCGGTATTATAGGTCGCTGTGGTACCAGATAAAGTTGTAACTACACCAGTAACAATGTTGCCAGTAGTTGCATTTAATGTAGTTAAGTTACCAGTATTATATGTTGCCGTAGTTCCTGATAGTGTTGTGACTACTCCAGTGACAATGTTACCGGTAGTGGCATTTAATGTAGTTAAGTTACCAGTATTATAGTTTGCGGTAGTTCCTGATAGTGTTGTGACTACTCCAGTGACAATGTTACCGGTTGTAAAATTACCGGTATTATAGTTTGCGGTAGTTCCTGATATGGTAGTAACCACACCAGTAACAATATTGCCTGTAGTGGCATTTAATGTGGTTAAGTTACCAGTATTATACGTCGCTGTGGTACCAGATAAAGTTGTGACTACTCCGCTTACAATATTTGCATTGGTTATATTTGAAGTTGTGCTATCTAAAGTTGTGATTGTCCCCAATCCACTTACTTTGAGATTCACTAATGTCAAATCTGTAGCTGTAACTACACCTAATGTGGATATACCCGAAACTACATGTATTCCAGAAGCAAAAGTTGCTATTCCAATAAATGTAGATATTCCACTTATTTTTAAATCAGTAAATGTATTTGGTGCATTTGAAACTGCCGTTTCAATTGTATTGATTGTAATAGCATCTAAAGATAATATATTTTGTAATTGTCTTTCGTTACTAATTACCTGAGTAGATCCAATGCTTACAGAAAATGCTGTCAGTATTCCTGTAGCAGAAATATTTCCATTAGGATCTAATCTTATATTAGTTATAGATGTTGATGGACCAACTCTAACAAATCCTTTATTGTATTGATTTCCATTGTAATCAACATACCAAGATGGTGAACCTACATTATTTAAATAGTAACCACCAGTTGTGGAATTTGTAATTACTGTGCCCGATTCTGGATAAAATAAACTTCCAGGAATCGAATCTGATCCATCAGTTATTCGACCTACGCTTAATTTTGCAACGGATCCATAACTTGCAATTCTTGTGTCTTTATATAAAGTTATAGAATCGCTTGGATTATTTGTAGAAATTCCTACAAATCCATTTGAAGACGCAGAAATTATGGTTCCGCCAACACCAACATTAAACGAACCTTGAACCGTTCCTATTCCAGAATAATTTAAATTGGTACCTCTAACATTTGAAATTGTACCTACACCAGAATAATTTAAATTAGTACCAGTTAATGTAGTTATGATACCAGTATTTACAAATAAATTTGTGTTGTATAAAGTGGAAACATTTGAAACTGTAGAATATAAAGTTTCTATAGTACCAATTCCACTATAACTTATATAAGTTCCACTTAAATTAGTTACAATACCTGTATTAATGTTTGAATATGTTGAGTTAAATGAAGCAATAGTGCCAATACCAGAATAATTTAAATTTAATCCTCTTACATGTTGAATTGTTGAATATTCACTATTAAATAATGGAATAGTTCCTATTCCAGCAACAGTAAAATTATTACCTACATTTAAATTTGTGCCTATATTTACACTTTTCTCTACACCCAATCCACCCTCAATTATTACAGCTCCAGTATCTTTGCTATAAGAATCTGCTGGATTTGTGAATGTTACAATTCCACTTAAAATTGGAATATTTGTTACCCAAGATAATGCTACAAGATTAATTCCACTGCCGCGTGTGCTTTCGTCTTCTCTTGTCCAATATCTATGAGATCCAAAGAATTTATTTCCAGATACAGTGGTATTAAAACCTACAAAAAGATCAAAGTTATTAAGAGAGAAAGCTGGTTCACCGGGCTTTAATGCGGGAACTGTGCCACCAATCCCAGCATTGCCCCTTTTAAACCGAAGTAGTGATGAGGCCATATTATTCTATCTTTTAAATATTTATTGACTAGAATACTCCACCATCTACATCAATGCGATTATCGAGATCTGCATCTAAAGTGTTTAAGAAATCTTCTGGTAAACCGGGTTGCACACTTGCTGTAGTTGAAGCTGCAGAAAGAACTCCATCGGGGTCAACAATTGTAAATTTATTCAATACACTATCATATACTACTACATAACTATTTTTGTTTGAATTTGGATTGTCCTTAGATATTCCTGGAAAAGATACATCCAACAATTCCTGAAAGTAATTTGAAGCCATGGCTTTTTCTCTGGTTACCTTAAACCCGGATGTTTTATTAAATTTTACATTATATGACATGCTTCCTATAGTCATTATGCAGATACCGTTGGTGATACTAGGGCCATTCCTTCAATAACTCTTGTTTTTTGTCCATATCCAGTAGATATAATTACAATATCATAATAGTTTCTTCCCTCAGATAACTCGCTAGTTATTGTACTGCCCATGGATATGAGTATTTTACCAATTGCAGGTGTAATAGAAACTGAAAAGGACTTTGAAATTGTTGATGAAGGAAATTTTTTTATTTTTGCCACGGCAGTATATCCAGATAAATTGAATGCAGATCCGTCTGGATTTGATATTGTGAATGAATTTTCAAAGTCAACACCTTTTTCTATTGTAATATTGACTGCTGGTACTGCCATTTGTTTTTTTAATTATTTATCATCATCTTCTTTGGATCTTTTCTTTAACAACTTTGATAACTCTGCGGTAGATCCAACAAACAATGCGTTTGTGACATTTGTTGGTCCATTTGGTTGTTTAACCTGTTCTATATCTTTTAATTTCTTTTGCAAATCCATTAATTTGTCTGTTGCGTCCGCAACATTTTTTATCAATTGACCAGCAACTTCATATGCTCGTGCTTGTTCAGTTTCTTGAGCTAATTCTAAAATTCCATTTATTGCTTCTTGTCCTTTTTCAATAATAGAATACAAATTTCCTCTAGTATATTCATAATCTTTTTTTACATCATTGGAAAAGGATTCTATCTTCTTTTCCTTATCAATTTGTATTGAATTATCAACTTCTACATCAACATGTACAATTTCGTCCGAAACGTTGAATGTATTATTTAAATCTTCAAATTTTTTTGTCATTTTCATTTTATGCTATCGAATCGCTAAATCCAAAATCATCTCCAACTTCAATTAAAGCATTATCTGCTTGAGTAATTTTGTTTATAACAGATCCAAGAACATGTGGAGATGCAATTGTTGAATCTGATCCACGTACAACTTTTAATGTATTTCCAGTAATAGATTTTACATACATCTCTTCTTGATCAATTGTTATGTAATCTCCTTCGGATATGGAAGAAGAACTCTCAACATTTATGGAAGTTTGATCTGATGTAATATCCTGGGACAAATTGGTTATACTATTGTTTGTATAACTCTGTGTTGCTCTAGGTTCAACCGCATAAGTAATTTCTCTTGTAGGAGTTTTTGTAGTATCTCCTGCAACATATCCAATAGAAACTTTTTTGATAATATCTGAAGAAACTGAAGTAGAAACTGGTCCAAACAAATAAGTTTTTGCAGTAAATCTTAACGTATAGATCAAAACCCTTCTTGAAGAGTAATCGCCTTCATAATTATCTTGCATTTGAATTCCTTCGAATACGATAGGAATATCCCTTTTTTCTCCAATTTCATCTACTAAATCTATAGACAAATTATATGAAGGTTGAAAATATGGTAAAATTTGTTCCACTATTTGTAACATATCATCGTTTAATCTTGTAAATATACTCAATTCAAAATACAAGTTATATGGAACTGGCATATATGCCTTTCTTTTATCACTTTGATTTGAAGCGGAACTTGTTAAAAATGTTTGAACCGTAGATACTTTTCTTGCAGAATCATATGATATGCCATTAAGTTCAAATGACATTCTTGGCACGGTAATTTGTATTGGCTTGTTTAGATCAGGAACTTGCTCAAGCCTTGCTAAGAATTTTTGTGTCGGACCATATGCAAGAGGTACTTTAATCAAACTTACTGTTTGATCTTGGTCATTTTTATGTTTTATTCTTATTACGTTAAATATTGATCCGAATCCGATGATTGTTTTTCTTAGAATCTCGTGATAAAAATATTCAAACATTTTTTGTTCTCTTACTTATTAATGATTTGAAATCATTATAATTGTAACCTATTTATACTAATAAAATTATGCTTCTCCAAAAGGATTTGTTTCAGTAAAATCAAAAATATTATCTGATTCGGATTCTATTTCTTCATTCTGTGCATATGGATCACTAAATTCATCTATTGGTGCATTGCTTACCTTATATGAAGCATTGCTCGTAGACCCAACTATCAATTCTCCCAGTTTAAATGTGCCAGTAACATTAGAAATTTTTAATTTAGATGTAGTAGAATTCCATTCCCTAACTATCGCTTTAGTTCCACTAATACTGCCAATTATTTCTTCATTAAATGTATAAGTTCCAACCCCTACCATATCTGGAGAGGAGAATGTTATTGTTGGATTTGAAGCATATCCAGTACCTCCGTCTCTTATTCTTATTGAGGTTATCTTTCCAGAAGAATCTATTACTGCAATAGCTTTAGCTGTAACTCCTGTACCAACTGGTCCACTTATAGTAACCGTAGGTGCAGTAGAATATCCAGATCCACCAGAAACTAAGGTCACAATACCAACAATTCCATTTCCTATTGTCGTTTTCCTATCATTGTTGCAATTCCAGTTGCATTGACACCACCCTGAGCAGCTGGAACCGCTGAAGATATTGCCACAATTGGAACACTTGTATAACCTTCTCCCCTATTAGTCACAGTTATGGATCTTAGTCCTCCATTAACAATATGTGCAGTTGCCACAGGAGTTGATCCTACACCAACCAAAGATAAAGTTTGAATCTGTCCATATTCGACAATATTATTATCTAATTCTTCTATGCCAGTATCGATAATTTCGTCTTCGTATATAAACAGTTCACAAGTTAATTCATAGACATAATTTTTTTGTAATTGGTAGAATGGCTTTTCATGCTCTACAAATTTTATTTCAAATAATCTATCACCTAAAGGAAAATAAACTAAATCACCTTCTTTAGGTCTTGTTGAAAGTTCAATATTTGGTTGACCATTAATTAATGGTGTAATGTAAGATTCGAATCTTTCCTTTGAAATTACGAGGGATAATTCATTAATTGGCTGGACACCAAATTTTGACAATAAAGTTCCTGGTCCACCATATCCGTCATATGTATTTACATAAGCTTCCAAAGGATATGCACTAGTAAATTCTGATTCTATTAATTCCTTTATGATTGATTTTTTTGTTATATATTTTCTGGGAACATAGTATATTTCCACACCATACATTCTTAGTTGCTCATTTATGAGATCTTGTATTAGACCTTGCTCACTTGCCGAACCTTGAAGAAAAAATGGATTTAACATATAACATTAACCTACCATATCTAAAGGAGGTAATTCGTATGTACTTGACATTTTATCCATTAGAACATCAATCTCTCTCTGAGCGTCGTCATATATCTGCCTACCATTCAATTCTACTCCACCTGGCAATTTAACACCTTGGAACTTAATCAAATTCTGCCCCCACTGCTTTTTAATTAATGAAGTCAAATATGGTTTGAGGAAAGAATCATTCCAAACCCTACTATAATCGTTAGGATCTAGTGTGGTGTAACAATCAATAACAAAAAATGTATCTGGACTAACACTTGACCAATCTATATCCAAATATAATCTGTCTTGTCTTTTATTAAATCTTATCTGTTTTTGAGTTGTCAATAACCAATTCAAATCTTCAAGATAAGTTTTGACCATTGCATAACTCAAAAGTTCTGTTGTTCCCCAATAATAAATATCATTTAAAAATAATTGATATTTAACACTAAACATATTGTGGGTTATAGTGTTGGCACCGTCAAAATGGAAAATTTTATTGACACCTATTACAGACGGAGGAATTTGTAAATAATTGCTATTTTCATAATAAGTAAATGTCGTTGCAGTACCAACTATATTTGTTGTTGCACTTGTACTTGCAACTCCAACACCACCAACTTTTGCTCTTCCTCGATCAATATCATTTTGATTGACTTTATATTTAAAAAACGTAGGATAAACGCCGTCAAAATGTCTTTCTTGGAAAAACTGTATCGCATCATCTACTAGGTCTTCAATTTGTTCATCCGCAACGTTAATTTCCAAAACAGGATAACCTAGTTTTCTCTTGCAATAATCAATTAATTCTTGTCTGCTGGTTGGTTGTGCCATTTTCTATAAGTTACAAACGACCTCTTGTTGTTTTAGATATAATTTTAAATAGCACTTAAGCATTAATTTTACTTTTTCAATATCCTCTATACTATCTATCTCTCTACACATTTTCTCATATTCAAACAACTTGGTAATATTTTCTAATTCAATTGTACTAGGATCCATTTAAAAATCTCCTTAATAAACCTTTAATTTCTTCAAGATCTGTTTTTATAGAATTGACATCCTCCTCAAGATTTTTTATTTTTTGTGATTCTAACTCTTTTAATGCTTTTTGTTGCAAATAAGTATGATATTCGGAAATATTTGTATTTAGAATAGCGCCACTATTTTCATCTCTCACATAACTTGCATTTTCTTTTACTTTTATGTGCGTCATAATTAGGCAAGTGCAATAACTCTTAATTGTCTAAATCTTGGAGGGTATGTTTGATTTGTTGAAGTTCCTATTAACTTAACACTAAAATATCTAAATGCCGGTAATTGGTCTATAGTAAATTCATGCTCAATAAATTCAAGTTGATTGGCAAAAAATCCTCTTTTAGTGCTTTTTGGTCTTTTTCTGTCCGGTCTTCCACTATTTTTTGATGTATCGACAACTTTTTTGATAGTTTCTGGACTTGGAGAAATTGAAGTTTCTCCGACTATTGATAGATTGTCATATCCTGGGAATGGATAATAAATCAGTTCTTCTTTTGGATCGTTAGCAATTGCAAATAAAGCCCTTATATCACTATCCACATTTACATATGCATTTACATATAATTTAATGGAAGTTGCTGGAGTTTCTAGTGAAATTGGTTTCGTTGCATATACAAATGCGGTTGGATCATCTTTAAGAGTAGACACTCTCTCATCTTCTACATAATCTTCAATGACATTATTAATTCTATTAGACGTTAAAATCATACCAGATCTATGAAGATCTATAACTGGAGAAATATAAGTATTTGCTGTCAATAGTCTCATATTTAAAGTAAATGATTTTTTGCCTGGCAGTGTAGACAGTTTACTATTTTCATTTACTTTAGAGCATATTAATCTTGGCGAATTTAAATAATTGTTCGCATTTAAATTAATTTCTTCAAAACCCTGATCTGAGAAAGACTCTTCATTTCCGCTTACACTTGTTCCACTAACAGTTCTTATTGAAGCATTTATTTTAGTTCCATTAAGAGTTAATGTTTCGATATTTGGTCTAATAATTTCATATTGTATATTTTGTGATGCATTAACTCTAGATCCACCTGCAGATTTTGTTTCATTCAAATATAACTTAGGAAAACTTGCTCCTGTAGATCTATCAATGCCATTAGAACTAGTATCTATTTTTATATGATAATGATCAAGTCCTATAGATTCACTAACAGTAGAGTCGCCAAGACTATGATCTTTATTAATCCTCCTCAATGAAACTGATCCAAGTTCATATTTGTATATTTGAGTTCCTGTTGTATAAGAAGACGCAACGGTTTGGTCAACGGATCTTGTTATTCCAGTTAAAGCGCCAGTAGAAGTTCCTGAGTATGAAATAATTTCATCTCCAATTCTTGCGTATCCTAAATTGGATGTTCCAACTCCAACATTTTCAAATGTACCAAATACTGATTCATCTTCGACTAAGATATCTGCAGTTGAAGATAGATCATAATTTGCCATTAATTTTGACGGAATTGTATCTGGCAAAACATTTGAAATCGAAACAGTATTTGTAGGTGAGTGCATTCCATGATTTTTGTGATTTACTTTAATATGTAAACCATCACTTTGAAGTTCGATTGTACTTGCAAGAACGTTAGATCCCGTTGCCTTTAGATCCGTAGTTATTCCAGAATTATTTACATACTGCAAAGTATTTCCTACACCAGTCAAAAATTCTCCTTGAACCTGGTCTACGATAAGTTCATTAATTCCTGATAGAGAACTTACCGATAATCTAATATTTCTTCCTAATGTATCATTTCCAATTTGATTTGCGGTTAGGATATCACCAACAATATATCCTGTTCCGCCAGATTGAATTGTTGCAGCAACAGCAACACCATTAGATATATGAATATTTGCTGTCGCATTTTTGCCGGTACCAGTCACACTAGTTAAAGCTACTCCAGCAAAAGTTCTATTTCCCGAAGACGGTGTATATCCAATTCCAGCATTTACAATTGTTAAATTTCCACTGCAAGATCCTGCATATCCAACATAATTAGCAGTTACACTAGAATTTCTTTGGACAATTGTATTTCCTAGTGTTGGTAGATCACTTGTCGATAAAGTTGTCCCCAATCCAACTTTAACTTTCCTCGAATTTAAAAATAGTGGTCTTTTTACTAATCTTGCTACTTCTCCATTTCCTGTAGATAAATCTGGATTGTAAAAATTTACATCTCCAATTACACCAAAACTAGCTCTATAAAGTTTGAACTTTAAATCGTCAAAATCACTTGGATTCCAAGTTATTCCATTTTGTGATTTAAAAATAGAACCAGAAAGAGGTTGTTTTGTTACTACAATTTGTTTAGATTCTAGTTGAGTTTGTGACTCGGTATCAATCTCTCCCAATCTAGATAACCAGACTAGATACTCACTTGAGTTTGATAACAAACATATACAATGAAATTCTGATCCAGATAGATAAATCGGTGACTTGAATGTTACTCGCGTGGCCACTGATCCATCGTCGGATACATTTACATCTTTAGGATCTACTACAATCTCACTAAATGGATATACTTTATTCGATGGAAACCCCAAATTCATTGGTCTCAATTGAACCGTTACTGGAAGTTCCGGATCTTTGGAGAAAAAATAAAGATCAACAGAAGTTACAAATATTCCACTCTTTGGCTCTACATAAAAAGATTGTGCTAATGGATCTACTAGTTTCATTTTTTTATCTGTTGATTTTTACTCAAGTTTATTACTATTAATTATTTATTTTTCTAGTTAAATAAAATTTTCAGCATTTTCTTCTCCATAATTTAAAGTCAATTCCTCACCAGCATCAATATCCCTAATAGCATAATGCCTCATTACTTCATTTACTTTATCTATTTCATAATCTACATTTGGATCAAAACTATGATTATACAATCCACAAAAACCCATTCCTATAATACTAAATTCATTATCTAAATTGTAACTATAACTTACACAAGAAGGAGCATTATTTAATTCTTCTAAAGGTACTTTAAAGTAAGGAAATTCCTCTAAAATTTCATATTTTTTTATTGAATCTTTTGCAAAAACTCCCCATCTATGTATATTTGATCTTTGGACTATCATTTTTTCCGAAAATATCAAATCATTTAAATGCATTGACTTGAAAGACTCAACATTTCTTCTCATATAGTTTGACCAATAATTTTTTTTAATGAATCCATCTCTTGCTTCATTTCCTTTAATGCTTCAATGATAACAGGAATTAGTTGTTTGTAATCAACAGCAAGATATCCATTATCTTGCATTTCGACCATTTCAGGAAATTCTTTTTGGACTTCTTGTGCTATAACTCCATAAGAATTTCCTGTCACACCGGTTATTTCTTTCATTTTATTATTCCACTCATAATATTTTCCATTTAATCTTGTTATTTTATCAAGATACAATCCCATTATTTCAGATTAATACTAAACAATCTATTTAGTGCATTATTGATAGGTTGAATGTTGGTTTTTAAATTAATGTCACTCATACCCATACCACCACCACCACTACTACCGCCGCCACTGCTGCCGCCACTCATTCCTCCACCACTGCTACCACCACTACTACCGCCGCCACTGCTGCCGCCACTCATTCCTCCACCACTGCTACCACCACTACTACCGCCGCCACTGCTGCCACCACTGCTGCCGCCACTCATTCCTCCACCACTGCTACCTCCGCCACCGCCGCTCATAGAAGCTCCGCCAGCAGATCCGCCATTATTTCCACCACCACCACCACTCATAGAACCACTAGAATTTCCTCCTCTATTGCTCGAATTTGAATTGGAAGTCACAAATCCACCAGAACCAGAACTCATATTACTTCCACCACCCATAGAACCACCTGATATAACAATACTTGTACCAACAGATCTAGTATTATTTTTGCCAACAAATCCGTCTTTAGATCTTTGAGTAGTCGTAACTTGTTGACCTACAGTAACTGACCTATTAGTTCCTCCAGTTCTACTTACATTTGCAATAACTTTAGTATCAGTATTTCTAGATTTTACTCCAGACTGACTTAAAATATTATTCAGTTTTTCATCGCTAACAATTCTAGCATCTAACTTATCTTGTCTAATATCCTTATCTCGGGTCTTCCTCTCAAATCTTATATCGGCTGCAGTAAGAGTAACACCTTGTTGAGCGAATATTTGTTTAGCCTCTTGGGTGGAAATGCTCTTCTTAGATTCAAGTTCAGCATAGTTGTATTCTTTTCCTTGATATGTAACGGTTTGAAGTTCAACGGCAACTGTTTTTCCAGTTCCTCTTGCAGTTGTCAATAGGTACTCTACACCAGTTGTTGGTGCGACTGGAGGATTGGGAACATCAACTGGTTTAGATAGAGGAGTATCATTATCACCTCTTCCACCACCACTAACTGGTGCGGGAGAAGGAGGAATTGAAGGAACATTGATTGGAGTAGTTTCTACAACAGTATATCCATCAGAAACAACCGAAGTTGCATCGATGACTGTTTGGTTTTCAACTCTAACATTTCTTAAAGAAAGAACATTTTCTTGAGCCTTATTAACTTTACCTTCTGCATAGAATTTTTCTTCTGCACTAGTAATACTTCCCTGTACTTGAGAATTTAGATTGCTACTTGTCAATCTGAATAATTTTGTTCCTGTTGTAAAATAAGGATTTGTATTGATGTTTGGATTTGGAATATAGAAAGATCCTATTATAACCCCAATACTATCAGTAATTAATCTGACATCTGCAACTGTTGCTTCAGCTCCGCTAGTTTGTCCTTTTAACTTCATTCCTGGAAGAACATATCCATAATATAAACCCTGTGATTGATATGCTAAACTATATGTGTCTACATTTAGAGTAGTTGAAGTTGTAGAATACTCAGAAGGTAAAAATTCGTTTCTATTATATGGATTTGAAACATAGATATCTGAAGGATTATTATATGGACCATACTTATGATTAGAAGAACTTACTCTAAAAGATATTGAAGGACTTTCTTGAGTATCTTGTGAAGAACCTTCGATATAACCTTTAACAGTTTCTCCAACTACAAATGATCCAAACTGCATAGAAACTTCAATTAGTTTTGGAACAATAAATCTATTAATATCCTTTCCGTCAAAAAACGCATATACTCTTGTAGAGGGTTTTAATCTCTTTGCAACAAATTCAATATTTCTAGATCTCATGTATGGAATTATATCCGTACTTAGAATCTTATCGCCAAGAGAAACTGTACTAAATTCTGCTTTAGTGCTAGTTCTTAATCCTTTTCTAGCGGCTGTTCCACTAGCCAATGTAATATCATACGTTTCTTGGAAAGTATTGCCATACTCATCTTGAACAACTTCAGTTTGAGTTTGTTTAGTGGTTCCTGTCCAATTAGTTTCCCAAGATCCCCAAATTACGGGTCCAAAACCAGTTTGCTTATCTAAATCAGCAATGCTGATTTGAGAGAAAGTTTCTGTATAATTGCCTTGTACATTAATATTATTCGCTGACAATCTTACAGTATCAACCCAAATATCAGAAGAAGGTGTTAACTCTATGGTACCATTGTAATAAGCAACTCTATATGGAGCAACACTTTCAACTCTTGTGCCATAAGGTTGATCTATTTCTAAAACCTCAGTATAATCTAGTGTTATTACATCGCCAGTTCTCTTAATTCCAGTTCCAATCAAATCGGTCACATATCCAAGATCTGCTGTTGGATCATATACTCCATCAATTCCAACAAATGAAGTTGATCCTAAAAGTAAGTCAATTGAAGTTGTATAAGGAGAAGGTCTTAGTTCTGAGTTTTTGACATCAATACTATTCTTTACTATCGTTTTCTTTAGTTGAGACTTAGTATCTGAAAAATCATCGACAAAGAAACCGCACTTAAATCGGTTCAATCCATTTGTGTCTCTAATTTGTAGATTGGAAGTATCACTTTCCAGAAGAGACAATGAAGTATAGTATTCTAGATTTTTAATTCTATTTTCTAAACTAGAGATATCAACCATTCTATATCTCTTATGCTCCATCATGCTTATGTTAATGGAACTTAGATCACACAAATATGCGGGAAGTAGCATTGTTGCAACTTCTATAGCATCATCTGCTGGTAGTGGTGGTTGAGGATTATCTGAGGGTTCTCCTTTACTTAACTGCAAATATCCTTCTTTAGTTAAGAAAATTTTATCTATTCTAGGCAAATAATAAGAATAATCTAATAGTATTGACTCATCTGAAGCTAAAATATTAGATGCAGAATTTCCGCTAGAAGTAAATGATCTTGCCAAAAACTCAAATGGTGATCTGGATCCAGAAGTTACGGAATAATTTGATACTCTAGGTCTAATATCAATAATATCACTTGACTTAACTCCATTAATTGCAGGTAAATCACAATAATCAAATTGGTTATATGAATTTATTATTGTAATATCCCCAGTGTCTGATGGCAGATAACTTGCAGACTCAAACAATATCTTCAATCTTCTTGTTGGCTCTGAAGATGTAGTCTTTCTTACTATTCTGGAGTAATCATAAATCGTATTTGTCTGACCATTTTCAAAAGTAAAACTATTTGTAATATTCTGATCTCCAGATTCTACTTCTGTTATTATTGCTTGTATTCCAGATTCTTTAAATTTTACGGTTTCACCAACTTTAAATCTATTCTCGTTTAAGTATATTAAAGAAATTTTTAGATCATTTAGTTTTTCAGAATAGATAGCTACTGCATTACTTTCTTTTCCTACAATTTCTTCTCCAATCAATAAATCGCCAGTTTTATTTGTTGGACCGGAAAGAGATATCATACTAATCGCAGGAAGATCTGGATTAGATGTATCATTGGACTCAAAAATACCAATTATTTTGGTTACATCTGGTTCCATCAAGCATATGTCACTATCCTGAACTCTAGTGCCATATGGATAATTTCCATATGTCAATCCGTCATTAAATGTAGTTGATCCGATTCCAGATCCTTCGTATTTTGATTTGTCAATTATAATTGATCTTACTCTATTTCTATTCTTAACCTTTTCTTTGATGTTAACTTTTCTTAGAGTTGCTATTAATCTAGCAGTTGTATTTGACCCTAATCCATTTATTGTAAGTTCTGTAGATCCGGAAGTAAATACAAATTTATCTGCACTTAAATTTTCTGTTTGTCCATCATATCTTATCAATACGTATCTTTCTTCATCAAATGGTAAAAAGGTTTCATTACTTCCAGCAACTATAGTTCCCGTTGAATTTGATGTGATATTGACAATAAATTCTTTTCTGATGGTTAAATTTGAATTCTCTAAATCTACAGAAGATATGTTTTGATTTGGTAATACTGTATATAAAGTATTATCGGTTGAAGACTGGAATCTTGAAGTTAAGATATTAAAATCGCTAGGATTAATAATTGTTGTTGGCAAATCTCCTTCACATACACCAATAACTTTGTTTACTGCACTAATTCGGATAGAATTTTGAAATACTGCCTCTATTCTTGCGTATGAGACTGTGGACAACCCAGGATTAGAGTAAGATACAATATTTCCTACTGTAGCTATACCGGAAAATATAAATGACGAGGAAGAAACAGTGCTTATTCCACCACTTCCTGCAGTTATATTTACTTGTCCAATATTAATAGAAGGATATTGTTTTACATCTGCAGTAAAAGTTGAAGCAGAACCAACAACTCCATACAGAGATTTGATGTCATTTGGATAATAATCCGTTATTGCTGTAGAAACTCTGCTTATACTTTCGGTACCATTGAATATAATTTTTTCGCCAACTATAAAATTACCTTTGGTATTGTATGCAGTAATGATACCAGAATTGCTAGCATCAAATCTTAAAAATCCAACAGCTCCGCTAGATTTTCCTTTAATATGAACAGAATTACTTAAAGATATTGGTTCATTTAAAAATATTTCAGTATATGTTTGAATATCATAAAGAGATATATCCCACTCATTAATATCTGGATATGCTGTACTATATGATCCCGATTCTAAAGCAAAATCATATACTCTTGCGAGTCCAATCTCTTTTCCTGAAGCAGTTTTTTGATCAGATCCAATCCTAGAATTTCTTAAACTTAAAGTATATGAAGTTGCAATCCCTAAGCTTGGGGATCCATAAACTCTATTTAAGGTAAATGTTGGTCCGGTTACATAATTAATACTTCTATTTTGTAATTTTTTAGTTGTCCTAGGCTTTTCAAAATCAATAAAAGTTGGAGATATGGTTTCTATCTCATATCCTCTAACAAAAGCTTTTAGTGGAGATATTTTGTAAGTACCAAGATCCTCTGAAGGTACTTTTCCATCATATGTTATCTGATCTTCTGTAAATAACCCATTGTTGCCCTTAAGATCGTTTAATGATTCTTGTACACTTAGTTTTGGTTGTACTACATAATAATCACCAGACTCTTCATAAGTCCTTCTGGCAAGTTCTTTTTGTAAAATATTATATTGTGGAGTATTAGATACTGATCTAAGAACACCATTCTCAACTTCTAGAAGTTGAACAAAATTTTCAACATCTTTTACACCTAAAGGAACCTTAGAAATTACTGCTTTTATAGATAATCTATCGGCACCTGGAGCAGAATAATTCGAAAATCCCTGTGCATTATCATTCAGCGATTTATCTTTATCTGAAGTAATAATATCTTCAAAGATTTCAAATCCAACTTTATAACTAGGAGTATTTGAGTATTGGTCTAATAGTATTGTTTGTTCTGGTACTTCAACAAAACAACCTCTTAAAAAGTAAACTCCAGAAGAAATTATAACCGCAGAAGAAGGTGAATTACAATCTACAGAAATTGTGGACGCAATTCCCTCTCCATCTTGAAATATTACTGATTGTTCTCTATTTAAAGAACTTTTTGTTGTTAGTGCCCCTTCAATTAATAAAATTTCTCCATCAGCAAATCCTTCATAACTATTAGTTTGAGAATCTGAATTTAAATAGTTTACATATAATGTATTATTTCCTCGATCCGAATTTGTAAAGTCTAGTACACCAATTACGGTTGCTCTTACTCCAGAATTCTGGCCCCTAAGAGTTCTTCCAATTAAACTTGGCAAATATGCAATAACATTGGTTCCCAAATACAAATTCTGAAGTTCAACAGCTTTATAACTATCAACATAGTTTACGCCACCAGGAATTACAACAGAACCTTCCTTGAAAAAATGATTTCCAAATTGTTCAATTTGATTTTGTAAAATGGATTGAATTGTTGTTAATTCTCTAGCTTGTACAGGGTACCCTGGTTTAAATAGTACCCTATAGTATCCATTTATTGCATCAAAATCATCAAAATAAGGTGATACATTGAGATTAGTTTCCTGGGGCATAACCGTTTAGAATTGCAAAATAACTTTTATATCTTCTTTTTGATTTGAAGACCTTGTTATTGAAGGTCTATTGTCAACATAAATTATATTTCCAGAATATTTTTTAACTTCTGGATCAGAAACTCCATCGACAAAAGTTTGTCCAAGATAATATGTCCTACTATTTATTGTAGTTGAGACACCACTAAAACTTGTGTCTATACCTAGATTGACACTTCCTCCATAAATTGTTAGCGAACCTCCGGATATTGGATTTGCACTAAATTCATTCATATCATATCCATAGATTGGTGTCGTATTTCTTGATCCATCACTATTAAAACCAACAAGAGTTCTATCTTGCCAGTATTTAAGAACTCCAGTGTCTTGGTCATAGAAAACAACCCTACCAACAGCCGTTATGCCAAGACCTATAGTTTGAGTAATAAAACTATTTTCAGTAAAGACCGCTGTGCTATATCCACTACCAACAAGTTTTAATGCTGACAAACAACTTGCTTTAGATAAAGTCAATATTGAATCCGAATTAAAACTTTCTGGATTTTCTATAATTCCAATTCTAGCAATCTTATTGCCTACAACAAAATCTGGATTTTGTATATCATTTTCAATTCTAGAATAAATTAAGATATTGTATGCGCCCAGTTCTCGGTATATGTCATATCCATGTCCACCTTTTGGTGGAATTATTAAATCAAACGTTGGTCTTGTAGAACCAGTTGGAACATTTCCAGATTCCAAATCAATTGTTCCGTATGTATATCCAGATCCACCTTTAGTTATCGTAACAGTATCAACTTTAGAATCATTATTGACCACAATAGTAGCTTCTGCTCCAGATCCATCACCCTTAATAGGAACCCTGGTATAAACTCTATTTGCAGTTCCTATACCAATACCTCTATTGGTAATAACTGCAATTTTTAGTTGACCACTAGTAGAAGCATTGTCCCTAACTGCAAAATTTTCTGCACTATTTTCCCAATCTGTTGGAACGGGAATAAAATTAATAGAATCAAATTTTACAATGTCACTTGGTTTAATTGTATAGAGATATTTCCACACATATCCATCTCCACTAGAACCTGCAGATCTTGGTTCTAAGTCCGTAAATGTTGGTTCGTCTAAAGATGGTCTTCCTGTAGGATTTTCTGGATCTGTTCCATTATGTAGACAAATATACACTCTAAAATCACTATTTACAACATAAAAATTTGAAGAATATATACTAGTAGCATTTGAAGGTTTAGATGTATTTGTCCTGCTAATATCATGACGATACATATCATAAGTGGTTCCGGAAGACCATGTTATTTTTCTAACCACTTGACGCACATCGTCACTTCCAATTTTTTTTAATGCTACGATAGTATCCCAATAATCGGATTCTTCGTTAAAATTATCTTTAGGTGCAAGTGGTGAAGTATCCCAAGTGGAACTATAATCTGTTGCATTGGTCAAACCAACAAATGCATAATAAGAATTTGCTGAGGAAGTTGCTGCAGAAACAAAATTTTTTGCATTTAATATTCTAAATTGATCAGTTATAATTGCAGACATTTTTAACGTTTTTTATTTATTTATGAATTATAATTAAAGTATCTCAATGGATTTAATCTAATTAAAATTGGATTAGTTGACAAACCAGTTGTTCCATTGTTATTGTACGAATTAAATGCTGTTGGATTAGTTCTGCTATTTGTAGAAACTTTTCCCCAACTATAATTGCCATAGTATCCTGTGTTAGCAATTCCTGTTAACCCATTATAAGAAGAAACTGAAGTTATGACTCTTGAAACATAAGTTACACCTATACCAGGTATACTTCTTGTTACATTAGAAACAGAAATAACCTCATAAACATTGTCCAGAAACTCCGTGCCAACGCCAACGATAGATTTATCTCTCCTTAAAGAAGTTACACCATTTCCAACATTTGATTTATTTACTACGAAATAATATCCAGTAGAAATTCCACTAATTGTTATTGCTGTTCCTACAATCGAAGAATTTCTCAATATTGAATTTTGTGGAATATAGAAATCAAATGCAATAGCAGTGGAAGCAACTCCAACTACTGAAGTTGTTGCAACACCAACAATTCTTCCAAAATCACCCTCATATGAAACATATTCAATAATCTCTGAAATTGGTTCTGGATCTTCAATTAAAACAACAGGAGGATTTGTTGTTGTATATCCAATTCCACCATAATTTATTTGAATTGAAGTTACTACTCCCGCAGAAATAAATGCATTTGCAGAAGCTCTTAGAGTGGTGCCCAATCCGACAGGATTTGCAATAGTAACTGTTGGATTTGTTGAGTATCCAATTCCGCCACTTGTAATATTAATAGAACTTATCGTTCCTGCAATTGATACTATTGCGGTACTAGCAGCCGATACTTTTTGATCTTGTGAAGTCAATTTGACTGTGTAGTAGATTGAAGAAGATGTATTCTCCTTAGCACTATCAAAGAATGACTTAACACTTTCCACAAAAATAAATGTAGATCCTACTCCAACACTTTGTATTATATTTGTTGATGGATTTACTAAGGGTTCATACCATTCTCTGTTTTTGGAAATTTGTATGCCGTCAATAATAACATCCTCTGTTTGTCTGCACCAGATTACAGGTCTTAAAAGATTTCTATTTGAAGAAACACCAATATTAGAATATGGGTTTGTCAAAACACTATCCGAAGAATTAACTCTTGTGACCAATCTATTTGTTTGATTTAAACTAAGATCTTCACTATAAATTCTTAACTGATCTCCAACTTTAACAGTTTCTAAAATATCAACAGAAACTACATCGACACCTTCAGTTCCCTTATAGAAAAGAATTTTAGAAGTATCTCCTGCTCTAGGTGCTTCTACAAACTTGATAATGCTTCCACCTTCAAATATGTAGGATTGTCCTGGTGTTTGTAAAATATCATTTATAAACACTAGCAGTGTAGATTCTACATTAATGTTTGATCCTTTTTTGGATCTTATTGACTGTTGAACTCCATCAATTTTTATTGGGAAAGTATTAACTTGACCATCAAATAATTCATCTATATTATCAATAACTTGAAAACTTCCAAGAGACCAACCATTAAACTGGTCATTATAAATTCTATCGATTGATAATTCAAATGGTTGAAGATTCTTTGTTATATCTGTTGGAATGCCAGTGGATCCACCATACTCAATAGTTAATTTTTCACCCTGACCGTATCCATACCCATTATTTTGTATCTCAAAGTCAATGATACTTGATCCTTGTCCAACTACAATACTAATAGTTGCTCCAGTACCAAATCCAGGAGTTGAATTTGTGGAATAAACTAAAGGAATATTTGAATATGATAATGGAGAATCAAAAATTACCTTTGGTGGATTACTTGAAGTATATCCAATTCCAGGATTTGTTATTGAGACACCAACAATATTTCCATTACTAACTGAAGCAAATCCAACATAGGTTATATTTGTAGAAGTTAATGATTCTGTATACACACCAACATTAACAGTTGTTTGAATTCCAGATCTATATCCAGATCCACTATTTCCAATACTTATTGCTGAGATTGTTCCTGCAGAAGAAACGATTGCAGTTCCACCTGCAGCAACAAGAGGTTGATATCCAAAACCTTTAGTGGAACCAACAGAAACAATCTGTCCTCCGAATGGTAAATTTGTGCTAGTAATATCATCTGGATCATATGATCCATTAAATGTTATTGAAGTTATACCTGCATTTTCTGTTAATGTATAGTCTCCTACAATATCAACTACTCCAAGTCTTTGTGGTCCTTGGAATATTTGATTGATCAGAATTACCGCATTATCTGAAGAAATTCCTGAGATATTTTTGCCTTCTGATCTTAATGTAAATGTTGACTTAATTCCAGTAAACCCTTCAGAAATATCGTCAAAAATATAATTTTTACTATAAGGATCACTTGTAGAATTTGTAGCGGAAGACCTCATAAAAGATCTACCACTAAATGTTGAATGAGTAGTTATTCCTGTATAGTCTCTATCATCTGGTCTATTACTATCAGTTCCTATAGGAGATTTTCCATAAGGTGCTTTAAAGAAATTAATAGTATTTCCAACAATATTATAATCTCCTAATATCTTTTTAATTAAACTGCCAACAGTGTGAATTCCAATATTTGTACCCATCCAACCACGTTGGACTTGTACAATATTAGTACTTCCAAGTCCTACAGTATTCAATCTCATAATTTCATCATCGACCATAATTAAGTCATCGCTGAAGAATGAAGTAATTCCTGAGAATTTGACTCTATCATCAACGATTTCAACTGTTTTCGCGCATGTCGTAGTAATAGAAGAACCAACAATAGGAGATTGAATTACATTATCAATTGTCACTAATACTCTAGAATTTTGTCTCTTAGAAGTAAATGAGTGAACAGTTCCGATACCAAGTGAATTTAATTGCAGTGGAATTGGAACAGCCTTTAAAGCATCTGTTGCAGAAGCAGCAACTCTTATATCTAAGTCACTTACTTTAATTGCATAAATTGATCCTGGCAATTTATTGGTTATTCCTATTCCGGGAATTGATATTGCAGTTGTAATTCCAATAGATTGAGTATTTCCAATTCCAGGAGAAGAATATTGGAGTTCTTCGCCAGTAACAAAATAATGTTCTGGAATTCTTATAGTATTATTTGTAATATTAACAACGCTTGAATCGGTGCCGTCAAAATAACGCTTAAAGATTTCTCTACCGCTGCTAGTTAATTCAAAAGATCTTCTAACATCTCTTTCAGTACCTTCATATGATCCATAATTACTCTTTATAAATCCATTATTCAAATCAATATTATTTGTTGCTATTCCCTCATCCAATGGTTTCATTGCAACTTGGAATATTCTAACCTGTGCATTAATATTTGGATTTGGCGTAAAGTATAAATTAGTTTGATTTCCTGAAATGTCAGATCCAAAAGTTCCAAGTCCACTATGAGTTTCTACAATTCCAAATTCTGTAATTGAGGTTGTATTGAAAACTGTCTCATCAACAACAACCAATTCTGAAATCTGATATCTACTATTGGTTGTATCTTCGACAGAAGCAATATAATATGCACCAGAATAATCACTAGAATAACTTGAAACTAAGTTTTGAGTTGGGGCAGATGTAGAAGCTATAGAGACATAATTAGAACTTAATGAAGATGTGCTCAATATTGCAGTTCCTGTACCAACAGAACCACTTGTATTTGCCGCAAAAGATATTGCCATAGTGTTTATGGTTGCAGCTACTCCTGGATTTGGTATAAATTCTACTATTAGTCCAGGACCAGACAAATATGCATTATATGTACCCAGACCACTACTTGCATATGCATTTCTTGAGTGATTTGTAATTTGACCATATTCTAAGAGATCTACATTTGTTCCATCGTGAATAGCAGTTAGTTCATCGTATTCATATATGTCATTATTAGATTCTATTTGTACTAATATTTTTGTTGAACGATATGTAGATGCTATCGATACGATTGTTGAGGGAGTGGACGAAGAAGCATTAACATTACTGGTCGATAATCTTATAATATCTCCAAAATAAGAGGTAGAAGTTGCTGTAACGTCGTCTTTTAAATTAAATGACAGAAGACTAATATTATAGTCATTAACTGTATACTTAGAAGGATAAAATAGTAAATTGCCCTCATCGCCATTTACAGTGAAGTCAAATGATCCCAGATCTTCTAGATAACTTTCGACTCTTCCGTATTGATTTAAATACCCAAAATCATTATCATATAGTAAAGAAACTAATAGAATTTGTCTATCCGAACTAAATCTCTTATCTCTTACATATGTAATATATTTTCTAGATCTGGAGTCATTCATTCTAAATGTATCAACAATAGAAAATGGAGTTGATCTAGGAACACTCTTGAATGTGTCACTAAAATCATCTATCTCTAATACTCTATTTCCTATTGATTGGAGATAATCTTGTATCTCTTTCGATGTAAAGACTATATCAGTTGAAATTATATTATTATCATTATTGATCGTTTCTTCAAAAACTAAATCATAATCGTAAATGTGATTTAGATTAATTGTAGAAGAAAAATCGCAGATTCCATAAAAATCTCCATTATCTTGAGAGGTTTGTATGCCAACATAATCCAAATCTCTTGTTTCTATAACAAGATCGCTAAATTTCTTGTATCCAACAACGTGATTTAAATTACTTACTGGTGTATTCCAGGTTTCATATGGTATTTCTGATTTCAATGAGTATGAAAAATATTGATAATAGTCATTATCATGAATTTTTTGTAGACTGCTGTTTAAGAATCCAGTTTGTCTCTCCCACCCTTTAGTTACAATAGAAGAAGAATCAATTTCATAAGTTGCCTCAAAAGACTCTTTATTTGATATTAATCCTTGAGATTTTGAAGATAAACCTCTCAATACAGTATTTGTATAAAATTCTTTGTTTGTGGAAACTTTTAGAATTTCATTTTTTTGATCCCAATTTTCAACTATTCCGATTGAATCATCTGATACTACAGTCTCTCCCTTAATAAAATTATTTTTTGATAGAATTGCGTCAAACTTTGGAAAATGTTTTTCTGGGATTATCCTACCCTTTGAATTTATAGGATCATATCTTCCAGGAACTTGCCCTGATGAAATATATTCGGTAAGATCATATGTGACAGTAGCATTAATGCCTCCTATATTTGGAGATACTGCTACAACAGGGAATAATCCATAAGAGTATTGTGAGGAATTATAACCTCTTCCTGTAGATCCTAGACCAACACTAATGTTCTCAATTAGAACTTTATCTCCAACAGAGAATGGGAAGTCTGAAGCATTGCTGTAACTAACTGCAAGTCCAACAGTGACATAATTTGTCAATGGATTGTATCCAATTGACGATATTCCAACTCCATTGCAATTATTTACAGGAATAATAATTGGAGGAACGTTACTAATTCCTGTTGTATTTTTGAGAATAGTAACTTCTGTATCACCTACTTTATAGAACAAATCAACATCATCAACAATTTTTCTAGTTAATCCGTCTATTACCAAAAGGTCTGGTGAAACTGCATAATTTATACCAGCAGAAGTTATACCAATCTTTTCAAAAGAAGTTAAAGTTGAAATTTTTAATATTTCTGGTAGTTTTGCTAACGGTCTAATTGTAGTATCAGCATAATAATCATAACCAATATCATTTATTATTGACGTTTTAACTTGCCCAATACTTGAACTGTATGGCAAGAGGACAGCTCCAGTTCCCTTTTCACTTACAATGGTAGAAATTCCTGGAAGTTTTTCGTACTGAGATCCAGTAGTATCAACATCTAGTGCATAAATTTCACCATATGAAGTTTTTGAGTCAGTATAATATTCAAATAATCCTTCATTTTTTCTGTAAATATTTTTTTCAGGAACAGTTGGCATACTAAAACTAAATGTAGTAGATCCAATTCCCGAAATTTTATATGTTCCAGTATATTCACTTTCATATCGATATATTGTATTTCCCTCTTTAATATATTCTGCATCAATTATTATCTGTGATTTTTCTACTGGGATATTGTCAATATTTACAACATCCAATTTGTAATATATTGTCTGCGGGAAATTTTGTGTTGCATTAATTTTTACGTTAGCTGTTGGATCAATACCAACAACTCCTTCCCTATAAATTTCAAATTCGTTGGATAACTGAGAAGTTTCAAATTTATTTTTGAAATTTTTATCTAGATAGAAATTCAGTTCAAACGCAGGATATAAAGTAGAATTTTTGCTATAAGAAAGAGAAGAATCTGACAAATCAAAAATAACAGAAGATCCTTTTAAAATTGCCAATTCTGGGTTTATTGGCGATAATGTTCCAAAAGAGGAGCTTCCAATACTTACTATTGAAGGTTTTGAAGATACTGATTCATAATAATTTTCGGATAGTTTAATTTTGTTTTCATCTAAAACTACTGCATAATAAATTTGCTCATTAGTTAATCCTGTACATGGAGAAGTAGATGTATGAATTATCTTTTGTCCATTATTATATCCATGATTATTAATTGTAATAATATCATTGACAATATCAACATCCGAAGAAACAAAAGATCTTGGATTTACTATCAGTCTTCTATTGTAATCATTATACTTGACTACAATAGTTGTTGATATTCCTGGAGAAGAATTGATATAAACTGAGTCTTTTATGTTTAAACCGTGCGTTGACGCAGTAGAAATGGTGACAATATTTTTAATTCCAGAACCAATAACAACGTTGTCATAATTTGTTCTAAAGCTATGTATTGTTCCAGTACCTATGCCAGTAAAGTATAAAATACTTGTAGGTTTGCTGCTATCAATACCAACATAAGTTCCTGTTGACCCAACACCAACTTTAAGAGTTGATATTCCTATTAAATCATTATTAATCCTTACAGAATAAACTATTTGATTATCTAATAGTTGGAAACTAGAAGATCCATTTGTTGAAACGGATACTGGTGTTCCTCCGTTAGAAAAATAGACTAGTCTATCTCCAGTTTCCAATCCATGATTCTCATAGTAAATTGACCTTACTGGAATAGTTACAGTAGAACTTCCACTACCTGGATTTGAAATGTATGCAGTATATGTTCCAGTTATACCAATTCCAAGCGATTCTGAAGGATTAAAATAAATTTCCCTGTTTACTCTATACTGGTTAGAAGTATTATAACCAACATTAATGGTAAACTTTCTTGAATTTTCGTATAGGGGCGTTAAAGATGTATGTGCAGATCCGACAGTATTATCATACTGCCTTAATACTTTAATTCTTGAAGATTTTATATCGACGGACAATACTTTTACTTTTTCGGTACCTATTCCTAATACATCATTTTCTCTAATATTTGGATAAATTAGAGATCCTGAAATATTAAAATATGTAACAATACCAGTTGCAGCTGCACTTCCAATTCCAGATATTAATTTAAATGTTTCCGATCTAACACCAACTTCATATAAATTTTTTAAACTTGTAGTAGTTGTATTGATTCCTGTTATATAAACATAATCAGAATTTTTAAATCCATGGGGCAAACTTGAGAATCCTATGAAACTACCTAACGTTAGATATGGAGAAAACTCTATATTTTCAATTTTATTAGTAGAGCATGATATTTCTTGGATTTCATTTCCTTTAACCAAAGAAACTCTGGCTGAAGCTCCTCTTCCACCAGTTTCTGTGTTATCAAATACTACCAAATCTCCAACGTTATAATTGATTCCTCCACTAACAATTCCTACAGATTCTACCGCACCTTTAGTTGCAAACTTAATTTTGGAAGTTTGATTTTGTATATTTGAAGGTTTTATTAAATAATCATAAAAAGTGTTTTCATTTGTAAGTCCATATGGTGTTGTATTTCTAAACCAATATGTTCCACTTAAATCTATACTATCTTGATTAGCATATCTTGTAAAATTATATTCTATTGGTTTGGATCTAAATTTATTTCCTATTAGATATGGGAATTCGGGTTTTTTGTAGTTTTTAAATACTCCAGAAGATTCTACAGTATCAGAATTGATCGTAGAGAAATATGCATAAACACCATTGGGATATTCGGGAGTTATACACCATCTTCCATTATATTCGTCCAAATCTCCTTTTGCTTTAAATTCATAATCCTGAACAAAGAATCCTTTTGGATATAAATCTAAACTTGGTCTAGTAGTGGGCAAATTCTGTATTATTTCATATCCAGATATCATTTGCTTAACTGTTCCAGATCTAGATCCAACTTTAGTAAATCCATAAGGACCATAAATTGGATTTCCGTCATATGCCCACCCAATAATTGGTGAGTGAGATGAAGATTTAACTTCCTTATCATTAATCAGAATTAAATCTGGTGTATAATTTAAATTGCCATCAACAAATCTTGAAGACAATAATGTTTTTCTTAAGCTTCTTGGTGAATATATGTGAGTATATTGTAATCCATAGTCACTATTAAGACCAGAATCTACTATCCCGTCATCATTTGAGATTTTATTATTTTGGTATAATTTTTCAAATAAATTAATTGTCCATTCTTTAATCTTTGCCTCAAATTTTGCTTCTTGCCCTCTAGACAATACAATCGCTGTTGTATTTGAAGTATTAAATCCAACTCCACCATTAATTACTTTCACTTCTGTTAATTTTCCATCATTAATTATTGGAGTCATTAAAGAAGAATAACCGTCTCCATAATAAATTATTTCTGGAGTCGAATTATAATTTGCGCCAGAATTATTGACTAAGACATCAACAATTTTTCCATTTGAAACAATTGGTGTTATTTCCGCACCATCGCCATTAACAAGAGTAATTTGGGGTTGTCTATTATATCCAATAATATCGGAACAACCATATCCAACTCCACCAGAATCTAAGAAAACTGATTTAATTTCCCCTAAAATAATAGGTCTAATTTTAGCATTAAAATCTTGTCCAGATTTTGTAGAAACTCCTATCACACCATTGATTAAAATTTCAATAGGTGGGTAGTTAAAGTAATGATTATCATCATTATTTGATGTCAAATTGACAAATTGATTTGTTTCATAGAAATATCTAGATAATGTACTTCCAATTCCCACTTCAGATAACTTAAATTTATCATCGTCAATTTTAGATACAAAGTATTTTTTAGAAGTTGATAATCCACCAATAGGGTTTATTGACTCATAAGTTATGATATCTCCCTCATTATACCCATGATTTTTTGCAGAAATTTCATTTGAATATGTGTTGATTCCAGATCTAGTAACTGATATTTTTCTATTGGTAAAATTATATCCAGCGTTTAAAATATTAATAAATCCAATTCTATTTTTTGGTGAATATGATCTGAATCTATGATTACCAATACCATATGATGTCAAATTGACAGTATTAATTCCGATAATGGCATCATTTTGAGTTTTATGTAATTTGACTGTATATGCGTCCTCTACATAAACATAATATTGAGAATCTGTAGTCAATCCGCCAACAGATTGCTGCTTATCTGTTCTGTAAATAACCCTTTCAGAATCTCTAAATTTATGATAAGTTGAAAATGCTATAGTATTATTTGACAAGTCTACCATGTTGGCATTTGATGATGAATTAAAATCAACATAATGCTCAAATGAAGTTAAAGTTGCTTTGGCAGTTGCTTCCTGCCCATTTAAACCGCTAATAGTTATAATTGGTTCTGATATATAATCAAACCCAGGATCTATAATATCAATTCTTTCTAAGGTTCCGACAACTGAACAAAATCCAGTTGCGCCAACACCAATTTTATCTGTTATTTGTAAAATTGGGGGATTTACTACATCATAATCGTATCCTCCACCAGAGACGATAATTTCTTCTAGTTCTCCATAAAAAATACTATCAGAAGATTTGTAATTTAATACTTCAACACCATTAACTAAAATTCCAATTGCTCCAGGCAAAGTTTCGTAAATATTGCCATCGTCTTCGGGATCTGATATTTTTCTTATAATTTTTTGAGGTTCAACTTTCTGTGAATTGAATTTGTAATATTCAAACTTATTGTTTACGACAGTTCCATTAACACTTACAAATTTATTATTGTCTATATTAGATCTACTTTTGGATAACTTTATTGTATCCTCATCAATTTTTTTGACATAATATATGCCATTAAGAATATCCAATCTATTATTCTCGTCAGACTCATTATACCAGATTGCTTCTCCGGTATAAAATCCATGTCTAACAATTCTTAATTCTTCTCCAGAAAAAGAACCAGAAAAAGTAACTGATAGATCATTAATGTTGAGTGGTTCTTCATGATAAGTTGGTAATGATGGGGAAGTTACAAATGTAGAATCCAAATCCGTATATACATTTTGTATATTTGTAGTATAGAGACTTAGTTCTGGTTGATTTGTTGAATTTACTCTTGAAAGAGATTTTTTTACATTAACTATTAAATTAGTTGGTGGTATTAACCCTTGCCCTTTAATTATGCAAGAATTTCTATTTTCTATCGAATAAATTGTTGTTTTTATGATAGAACCATCAGTCAACAATAATTCTAGAATGTCCCCAATGTTGAAAATATTTTGATCTATTGTTGCCAATCTATAAGTATAATCTGTAGAATCGATAAGATCTAAAGATTTTATTGTATAACTTGGGCATATATTAAAGATCCAATTATTATCTCTAAACTTTTTAGAGTCATATCCTAAAGTTTTAATTCTTACGGTATCATTTTTTGCAAAATAATAAGTGTTATCAATGATATCTAAATCAGAAAGGACCCCTGTTACTCTAAACTTTATTATTTGGTTATTTTTTCCATATCCATAAGCATATGCGTCCACATTTAAGTCGGATCCTGCAGGAATATTTTGATCTATTCCATAGCAATTATACAGCTGAGTTAAACTTTTACCAGAGTATCCAATAGAAACTGTAGTTCCATTGTCCAATTTGGTATATAAAATTGCTTCAGTGGGAAATGATACTGTAGAATCTACATCAATAAATGTGGCTCCTATTGAAACATTATTGAGTATTTTTGTTCTTGGGTGTATCGAAAATTCTCCAAATATAGATCCATTGAGTCCAATATCTTTTTGGTAATCATAATCAAGACTAAGAACATAATATTCTTTTCCATCTCTTAAAATCTTTTCTATATTATTGACAACACCATTTGCTCCATTGTAAAGATCACCTTGTTCCTGATATATCGTTCTATTCAATAGTTCGCTTAGATCTTCGCCTTCTAGAGACTCTACAACTAAATTTCTAACTACTCTATACTGAGCATTTGAAGGCTCAATTAAATAATCTTTTGGTTTTATTACTTCAACGTCTACTCCATATAGGGCTTTGAATAAAATTTTGTACGATTGATCAGTTCCTTTTGAAGTATAAAAATCTTTTGAATTTGTAATGAAAAGTTCTTCGTTTAAATTCTCATAAAATTCTCTACCTTCAAATCCAGGAACAACTTGTTTTTTTATTTTGTTGAAAAAGTCTTTAAGAAATCTTATACTTAAATTACTTACTGTAGATCCACTAGCATGTGTTGCTATTCCTGATTGAGAGAATATAAGTTGATCTAAATTAGTATTTCCTTGATATGTTGTAATACCACTAAATCCTCTAGCGCACCCAACAAATTGATTTGTTGTTATTCCAGTATAGGTAATTATTTCAGAATCAATTTGAATCAATCCATAACTATCAGGAAATCCATATGTGGATTCTACCTCAATAACATCTCCCAAAGAATCGATGTCATTAATTAGAACAGTAGAATCTGTAAGATTGGTTAAATTTTCCAATTTTACATATTGATCTATGTTCTGAAGTATATCAGATACTCCTCCCTTAGCATCGAGTGATTTATAATACTGAGATAGAAATTCCGCGACAAGAGGATACTCATCGCGTACAAATAATGGAAGTTGATTTTCAACAATAGAGTTGATTTTGATTCTTGTATCTGCCATTTCTTATAATCTTACTAAGTTCCCTGTGTCGTAGCTTGATGTAACTATGTATGTTGTGCCAGTATAGGATGTATTTTTGTATGGAAGGTTGAGATCAGAAATATCTGATCCAGATGCAATTTCATCCTTTAAGGTAGTAATGAAACTATTATTGACATCCAACTGTAAATATAAATCTTTTAATCCTATCACATCATTTGATAATGGTATTGCGGATATTTCAATAATTGGTCTTCCTTCAAAGTTCTTTGAAGTGCCAACAATATTAACTGGATTTAGAAAAATTTCTCCTTTTAAATAATCTATTTTACCTACAGATTTTTTAATCGTTGAAGATTGAGTATCTGAATCCAATCTAAAGAAAAACAAAGAACCATATCTACCATCAGTCCCCGAATCTGGAATATCTGCCAGATATACAGTCCCTGTTATTCCTGCAATTTCAAATCCAGAAGATTTAATATTGTATCCATTTCCACCCTCAACATAAAATTGATTTCCAAAACATATTTCATATTCTGCCAAAGAATTTAATGTTGGACTTAAATCTCGTCTTATTTGAATTCTTGTAATATTTGAGGTAATAGATTGATCTGAATTATCAATTATTTTTAGGAATTTGCTATACTTAAATTTTGCACCATATTTATTCAATTCCGAAGAATTTGCATATTCATTAATGTTATTAAGTACGCCCGTAGAAATATTACTTGGACTTGAAGAGAAATTAGTATTATAGTAAATTCTACTGTCAAATTCAACATAAAGATATTTTAGGTCTAAAATTTCTGGAACTATTCCTGCTACACTATATTTTCTCAAGGAGGATATGATATTATCTTTGATTGAGTTTGGTACAAATGCTCCGTTAGTTGGTTTTATAGTTATAAAAACTTTTCCATATTCTGGAGGATCTAAATTTTCACCCCCAAAAGCAGAAACTGATTCTGCTTCAGGATAAATTTGAGGTACAATCGCTTCATAATCTGCAGCAGTTACAGCCCTATTTTGTGCTGCATATATTCTAGGAGCATATTTTTTAATCGAATTAATAGATTCAATATCCTTTCCTCCCGCTGCTGACTGATCTGTTGTTAGATCTGATATATCGCTAGTTATAGTATTTCCTTCATTATCAATGATTCTTCCTGCAAAAGTGAAGTTACTTAGACCATTTGCCGAAGGTCCATTGGTAACAATATATGAAACTTCAATATAATTATTTGCAGATAGCTTTTTGCCAAAAATACCATCTCCAAATACCAATTCATATCTTTGATCTTCTATTTCTTGAATAAAGAAAACCTTTGATTCTGGACCAATATCAAATAAACTATCCGACAAATTATATTTTGTTGATGACGATGAATTCTGATTGTCTCTTACCTGAACACTTATTAGAGAAGAGTCAATATTTGCATTATTTAAAATAAATTTTTGATTTGGATTTAAAGAATCTACTGTAAAATTAGAGGTTAGGTAGGTTCCTTCATAAATTTCAACATCTGAAAAAAATGCTATTTTATTTACAACTGGAACAGTGATATCATTTAATATACTAAAAGTGTAACTTTCTCTGCCAAAGGAAGTTGGTGTAGAGCAAACAATTCCTCTTTTTAAAGTTAAAGTCACAGGATTAAATGATAATTCTGTGGTATCTACAAAAAAACTTATTTTAGATCTTGGGGAAATTCTAGATTTTGGTATATATCCAATATTTTTCGCAAGAGATACTACATTCTCTCGCAAAGTTGCACTATCGATAAAAATTTCATTACTTATCATATTGGCATTATACGAAGAAATGTACGTATTATATGCCAATATATCTAAGATAATAGACAGATTAGATCCTTCGAAATCATAATCAGTAAAATTCGAGTTCAATCTAAGATAATCCTTTATTGAACTCTTAATATCGTTGAAATCTAAATTTGTAAAATTGACTAATGCCATTTATCGTGACTGCTGTAATGCAAATGATAGTTGCTGAGGTAATGCCTCTATACCAATAATATAATATTTTATGACCACATTAAATTCATTGTTATCATAATTTGGTGTAATATCAATACCTATTAAACTAACTCTAGGTTCATTATTTTTGATTGTAAGTTCAATTTCGCTTTTTAATATTGAAGCAGATATCTCATCAATGTTTTCAAAGAGTAAACGCGATACTTTTGATCCAAATGTTTCATTAAAAAATTTTTCGCCCGTTCCATATAAAACTAAATTTCTAACGGATCGAGCGATTGCGGTTTCATTTTTAATTGTGAGAAGATCATAGTTCAGGGGACTCACCTGAAACGAAAGACTTATATCTTTAAATCCCTTTGAAATTCTTTCGACAGGCATTTATAATATTAAAGTTTATAAATTCTGTATTATTTAGAGACTTTTTTACATTCCTATTATTGGTTCTGTACCATATTCCCAGTCATCATAGTCTTCATCATTTCTTATTTTTGAGTGAATTTCATTTTGATGAAAGAAATCATGCTTTTTGGGTGTGAGGTCATCATTTGCAATTTCTCTAAGCATTTTTTGCTTATTGATTTTAGATTCCCAACCATATTCTGAGGACAAATACTGAGTTCCCCACTCATTTTTCATGAAATTTTGATCTTTATCGACTTGTTTGGTCATTTTTTTGCTCCTGATCTGTTAAATCAGAACTTTTTACGGGGTTGCTATCCCGTTTTTCAATCAAATCGTAGTCATCTTCAAGAATTTCTTTTAGATAATCATTATCCCACATATTATAATATTCACTTTTAGCAAGATTTTCTCTGAATTTACGTAATTTGTCCGTTGGTTGTCCTAGAATTAAATTATATTTTCCGTTATTCGTTTGAATTCCTTTAATGTATGTTTTATATGCGCCACAATCTTCAAAAAATTTCCACTTTTCATGTTTTTGATTATAATAATCTACCCAAAATTGAACAGTATCCAAATCAAAATAGTCTTCTATGATATAAATGATAACTTGATAACCTTCAATTGGTATAATATCTTCTGCGGAGCACTCTATGATCTTAAATTTTGAGTTTGCTGCAAAAGGACAAATTGCAAATCCATTCAATTCTGGACGAACTTTTGATACTTCCTTTATCCAATTTAAGATATAAAGTTCTTTATCTGAAAACATAAAAAAAGAGTGCTTATTTCTATTTAAGCACTCTAAAAAAATTATTTACCTTGTCCCCGATACTTCTTCTTACGTCCATTACGAGAAGTTGGTGAAAGTAATGTACGAGGAGAACGCCCCTGACGAGTTTTCTTGGGTGCTCCTGGTTCAAAGATTACCTTATTGTTTCCACCTTTAGCCATTTAAATTTCCTCCAGTTCAATATCAATAGGATCAAAAGACTTTTCCTCATAGAAGTTTTCGGAAAAATCTTGAAGAACCTCAGTACATTCTTCAATACTGAGGTTCGAATAAATTTTACGACCTTTATAAAGGATATTGTAAAATTTTGTAGTCATCAGATAATACGAGTTTTTTCGTGTCCAACGCGAATTCGAGGATCGCACCAAATCTTAAATCCTTTCTCAATAGCGTCAAGACAGAACGAAACGTCTTCACCACACATATCTTGAACTTGCCCAGATTCAAAGACTTGCATCTTAGGAGCAAACCAAGGATATTCGAGATTTTCGAAGACTCCATTTTTAATCAGAACCCAACCAAATCCAGTGTAGTCAACAGTAAAAGGCTTACGACGCTTTGAGATTGATTCTACAGTCTCATGATTCATGACTCCACCATTCTTACGGAAGTCGTCTTCCTCTAACCAGTGAGCCACTGAGGTTGTGTGCCCGTCTTCAGTTGCATACCAACCAGCAGAAATAGGACGTTCCTCACCTTCTGCAGGAAATGCAAGGTCACAAAGTTGCCAGAATTTTTCTGAGTTAAAAACAATGTCATTATCAATCCATAGTTGATAATCATATTGTAGTTTTCCATCCCAGGGAACTTGGTTTGGACCTCGGAGAACATTTGCGCCGAGAACTTTACACCTTGCAAAATTAACCATAGATGAGTAATCCTGAGAAATCTGGATACTCATTTCATTCTTTACTAGATCAAAGCATAGTTGTACGAATGACTTGAGGAATGTATAAGAACAACCTCTTCCAGGAAGACAAAAAACAATTGACTTCCCTCGCATTCTTTCTCTAATAGCATCATAATCCCACTCTTCAGTCTTGGTCTTAGGTGCTACCGTTTTAACAGTGAATCCTTTTGCCATAAGTTTTAGTAACCTTCAAAATCAATTTTATCGTCTTATTTAGTGTTTGTCAATCTAAGAGGCCCCTCAAAAAGAAGAAGCGTTTATTATTTCTTTGTTAATTGCAAGTTCTTCATATTGTAGATCTTCTTTCTTAAATTTTACGTCAAGAACCTCAATCATTCTGTGCATCATTTCCCAGGTCTCCTCAAATTTGTTCTTTGGGAGATTGTGATATATGCACTTACCCTTTGCATATATGTGATATACTTTATCCATCTGAATAATATTTGAACGGCTTTCGCGTCGGTCCCATTATATATTCACTCACGGGATAGAAGTATTTTTACGGTTTCCTTTACACACAGCAAAATATACTCGAATTGCTCTCCGAGGGTCGTTTTATAATCGGAAATTTTTTTATCAGAAAATGGTTTATTCTCCACTTTTACCCTCCGGAAATTTTTTTAAGTATAATAACACTCTCGCTTTTTGTCACCTCTGTAGGTTAGGGTAGTTAACAATTTTTATAACGGGGGGCACGGCGGGGCGGGGGCGGCGGACCGCGCCCCATACAACTGCCCATCACGAACATGCCACTAACGAAGATCAGACCCCACGCCGCTCTAAGGCAGCGGAGCGGCGATCTGCGGCATACTGTGCTTTGGCACGGGCAACCACAGAATCAAGATCGCGAACCATCTCCTTACCGATTCCACAAACGCGGGTCAGGGTCACACCCTTACCAGCACCCGCAACGGTGTCGCCAGTGGATCCGAAATCACCACCGCGAACGTTACCGATCGCTGCCCCTCTACCATGCTGCGATTGACGCTGCCCACGGCAGTCTGCCAGCAGGAGGTCAAGGCGGTTGGCGGTTTGAGCGTTGATCATGGGATCGGTTGGCGACTTGTGAATTGTAGCACGAAACGGGGTCACCCCCGCCCTGCGTGTGCCTCAGAGTACTGGGCGGCGATGACGGTAGCGGGCACTCCCCAGTGAACGTAGGAGGAAGGGCGGGAACCGTTCTTCAGTTGATCGGCGCGGGAGATCCATTTGATCTGGCGGGTCTGGAGGTCAGAGCACATGGCAAGAGGGAAGCGGGTCATCGGTCTGAGGTGTGAACTGAGAGAATTGTAGAGCATAAGGGGCGGATGGTCAACCCGCCCCGCAGGGGTCAGTACCCCAACCACGAAAGGAACTCACCGCAGTCGATCCGCTCACCCTCCAGGTGCCCGTAGTCGGTACGCAGGTCGTCAAGGCAGGAATGCATGGCAGCAGACATCTCAGCGATGTGCCAGGCGATGGTATCATCAGCAGGGTGAGAGCAATCCCACAGAATGTCCTCAAAGGTCGTGCCAGGAGCGTACACGTTGAGGCAGTCGCGGAGGGTGGTGGTCATGGTCGGTTGCTTGTGAACTGAGAGAATCATACCACAGAATCAGTCGTCTGCGAGCAGGGAGTCGATGCGCTCGAGCAGGCGATCGCGGGCAGC